CAATATTATTGTAAGCTAATACATCATCAAAGGAATCTATTAAAAGTTCCTGAAACGGTCTTATAACAGTATTATCCATAAGTAAGGAAGCAGTCTTTATTTCATCCGCATTGTTTCCTAATCCTGTATTGTCTTTTATACCTAAAAGCATTGGGCTAACTACCCTATGTGATACAAGTACTTTGCTTTGTGATTCGTCACTTAAAAATTGGTATTGGTTATGGGCGTCACTTAATTGAACTGGTGTTATTTCTGCTTGTGCGTCTTTGTTGTCGTTAAAACTTAAAATAAATTTACCAGCATTACTTGATCCACTAAATTTTTGTGCTATTCTTGCTTCTATCATTTCCCTTTCTTGTGGATTGGGTGTTCCGTTATTGAAGTTGATTAGCATTGAAGGACTTAATCCATTCATTATGTTGTTCAAGTGATAATTAGAAATTTCTTCTTCTAATTCTGCATATTGTATTCCACCTTGATAATCTACAGGTGCATAGTAATAAAAACCAGACTTGTATGGCTTAATGTAATAGATTTCTATGTTTTCTTTTGACATTCCATAAGCTGGTATTCTTAATGGCTTATCACTTGGTTTTAATTTAGTCCAATCCTTGAAGTAAAAGTATGCTGGTATATCACCATCTTCATTGCATTTTTCTGCTCTTAATGTTTCAATAGGTAAATGTTCAATTTGTGCAATTTTAGTTCTATCTTTTGAATAGATAATTTGCATAGCACATTGACCCATAAGTTTAAGGTCATAACTTAATTTTCTTACTACATCTTTTTTTAGAAGTGTAATCATTTCAGCATATTGGTCTGGTTTTCTACTTGAATCTGTAGCACCTAAACCTTTACCATATATTTGTTGGCTAATACCATTAATACAGGCATTGTTTGTAGGACTTCCATTGTATCTGTCTATTAAAAATTGAAAGTAATTATTATCTTCACCATAACCTATCCATTCTTGGTTGGGTACTTCAATAACTTCTGGACTTGTGTAAGTACTTAAATTAACAAAACTAACTTCTGATTTAGAACCCCTAACAAATTGCCCTAAACTATTTCTTTTTCTATTTTTCATATTACAATGTAGTCATTATTATAAGAATTGTCTGTTATGTATTGACCTTGATTTATGTCATAATATAAATTATCCATTTGGTCAATCTCTTGGTCTGTACAAAAAATTCTATCTTTATATATATCTACTATATTTGTAGTATCTATATTCCAAAATTCATTATATAATTCCCAAAGAAAATAATTAGTATTCCAAAAGTTTGGGTCTGAATATAATTTTATGTCGTAAAAATGACCTTCAACTAAAACAGGATTAAATATTTCGTTAAATGTTAAATAATTTCCCGATGTTACAGCATTGTTAACTTCATAAACAGTTGTTACATTTGTGCTATCATCTCTAATAGACATAGTAAATTGTGAACCGTAAGTTCTTGGAATTACTTTTAAAGCCTGTTCAAGTGCTGATGTGGTTAATACAATCATTTTATATATAACGTAAGAAATAAGTTATTTTGTAGAAATGTTAATGCAAAAAAAAAGCACCCCAAAGGATGCTTAATTTTAAATACTAATATTTATTAGTTTGGTACTATTTGTTCAACAGCAGCAGTAATTAATCCAGAATCTAAAAAGTATGGTGCTAATTCTTCCATTCCTTCCATTACTAAAGTAAATCCTGAAAGATCACCTGCAGCAGCTCCAGAAACTACAGTTCCTGAAACAAATTCCATTCCGTTTTCAAGTCCACAAAGGAATTGATTTCCGTAATAATCTTCAACAACAACATAAGGTCTTGCAACAGCTATGTCTTGCAATTCAGCTTGTGTTTTAGCTTCAAGGTATGTTAATGTTAAATTTAAAGTTTGAGTATAAAAAGTAGTTCCGTTTTCTCTTGAACTTGTTACAGTTGTTTCAAGTGAAGAATTACCTTTAACATCAAATTGATACCAATCAGGTTGTGTTCCTGTGATAGTTGTTACTTGTTTTGTAGCTGAATCTACAGTTACACCAGTAATACCACCAAAGTCTCCAAACCAAACTGTTTTTATGCCACCAAAGGCACTTTTACAAGGTAATTTTCTCCCCGTGTTTAATGTACAAGCCATAGTTTATATTTTTTTATTAAAAAAAGGGTAAATAGGCAATAACCTACCTACCCTTATTTTTTGGTTAATTTAATTTATTAAGAATAAAGAACTACGTCAGACCCAATTCCGTATTGAACTCCTGCAGTAAATCTCATTATTACTCTTACATTTTTTGATCCATCAATGTCAGCCATATCAATCAATTTAACAAGATTGTAGTCAGACATTAAACCTGTACCGAAGTATAAGTTAGATCTTTCAGCAGCAACGATTTTGTTGTTTGGAAGCCCATTAGCAATAAAGATTTTAACACCATCTATAGAAAGGTTTTCACCTCCACCATACCATAGTGTTCCTTTATTGTCAATACCATTTGCTCCTACAGAACCTACATTTTCAGTTCCTGCAACATTTGATAATGCAGCATAACCGCCTAATGCTCTTACGTATGCTTTAGCTACGTTTTGTGGAACATAAATGTATAAATCGTCTTTACCATAAAGTGTAGAAGGAATAGCATCTACAACTTTACCTAATTCAGCAATTACGTTAGCAGAATCAATAGTAGTTCCTACTACATCAACTACATCAGCATCAGCAGTCATTAATGGAATAAAACCATCAAAAGAACCTGCAACAGCAGCAGCACCATTCCAGATGTTTTGTTCTGTAGCTTGTGATACTTCTTTTGCAACGTGCGCAATTAAGAAAGATGCAAAGTCAGGAGGTAGGTTGTCAAAAGCTGAATAGCCCATTGATACAGCACCCCAGTCAGACTCAAAAGGTGTTTTACATAATTCAAGGTTAACTTGAAATTGATCTGGTTGTATAATTCTTTCAGTAAGAGTTACAGCTCCAGCGTTTGTGAAGTCACAAGATTCATCTCCAATTAAACCAGAAGTAGCTACTTTTTTAATAACTTCTTTAAACTTAATGTTTGGCTTAATTTCAATAGCACCTTGACTTAACGTGTTACCACTCAATAGAGCAGCAGCAATGTACTTACCTGCAAATTCTCCAGCATAAGTAGTAGTAATAGTTGGTTGTGGCATAATTGTATTATTTATTTATTTAATTGATTTAAGATTAGATCCATTGTAGAAGGTCGTCTTTTAGGACTAATTCTAAAATTTTCTTTTTTAAGATTACCTCCTTCTGGATTGTGCTTTATTGGAGCAGCAGCAGGTTTAGATAATTCTTCTTTTAATTGTTCGTTAACTTCTTCGTTAAATTCTTCTTTGATTGTTCTTGATTTAGGTTGTCTTGAAACTTCTTCTTCTTCCATTTCAACTTCTTCTTCCATATTGCCTTCTCCTATTTTAGATTTAAGATCAGAAATAGCATCTTCAAGGTTTTTAATTCTTTTTTCCATACCTGACCAATCTTCAACGTCAGCTTCATCATCTTCTACCATTTCTTCTTCTTTTTCTTCTAAATCTTCTGTTTCATCTTTAGATTCTTCTTCTTTTTCTGGAACTTCGTCAGATACTTCTCTAACGTCTGCAATTAATCCTTCTTCTTCAATAACAACAAGTCTACCATCTTCAAGTAAGTATTCGCCTACTGGCATAGCAACTTTTTCGTCATCTGTAAGAATAAAGATTTCTTTACCTTTTTCAAACGATTCTGCTTCTACACGAGTACCGTTCTCTAATTTTTGTTCTTCAAGTTTTACTTCAATATTTAGAAGGGTCTTGATTTGGTTTAACATTTCAGTTGATTTCATAATTATTTATATAACGTTATTAATTTATTTTTTTGCATTTTTAAACTGTTCTGGATATAACTCCTATGCCTTGCGCCCATAAAGAACCATCACAACATTTAACTGAATAAGTATTTTTGTCTTTACAGAAACAAGCACGTCTTGAACCTTTAGGGCTTGAATGACTTGGGAAGAAAGGTTTTTTAGGCATTTATTATTTTAATTTATTGTACACTTCTAAAAACTGTTCTCATATCAGGAATAATATTTTCTAATTGCTTTACCCTAACATATTCTTTTATAGAATTTGGTTTTATACCTAAATCATTAGCACTTTTTTCAATTCTTTTTAAAGTTTGTGCTATGTTTTGTTCTTCTTTGTTTAATAATTTTTCTGCTTCTGAACCCAGACTTCTTAATTTTGATTTTTCTTTTGATACTTCTTTAAAAGTTGGATTTAATTTTTTAGTAAAAACTTTTATTACTGCATCTAAATCATCTACTAAAGCAAGTTCTACTTTTTCTGATTTTAATTCAGTTTGAATCATACTGAATATTTTGTTTATCTGCTTACTCATAATTATATTTTGAATTTTCTTATTTTTGAAATTGCTGTTGATGAACTTATTACATAATCATTAACTTCATTAAATGCTCTTTTAAAGTTTTTTCCTACAGTTGTTTTATCTAAATCTACTCCTATTTCTTTTGCATTTCTTAACGCTTTTGAATAAGTTTTATCTATGTCTTTTTG